TTTAAGTTAGGTCAGAGTAAGAAAAGCCTTGTGATATGTACTTAAAAAGCCTTTATATCATTGTCGAGTTGAGGTCGGAACAGTTGAATGGTAATAGTTCAACAAAGTACGCAACACCTACCATTTGGTAGAGTATTTATAAGTAGCGACTTATTTATTTTTTATGTAATTTCTCAAAAAAAAACAATCACTACTTCAAGTTTCGCAAGAGATTATTGAAAAATATATCCAAAATCAAGGGTAATGGTAACGAACGTTGTGTATCCACACGCCTTTAGGTGTGTGGTTTTGCAGCTGTTAATATATAAAAAATCACGCAGGAGGTAAGGGCAATGGAAGTATTAGAACTAAAAACAAGCGTTGTACCAGGAACAATTGTTTTTAACAGTGAAGCAGTTAAAGAAGATATTAAAAGACAAATAGCTGAGTTTGATGGCTCTACATTTAACGAGGAGTCTATACAAACAGGCAAGGCTATAGTTGCGGACCTGAGAAAGAGAATAAAGGAAGCAAAAGAAGTTGATAAACAAGTAAGGGCTATGTACTTAAAACCTTATGAGGAGTTTCACAAAAAGGTATTAGAATTGACTACATTAGTTGAAAAGCCAATAGAAGATATTAACGCCCAGCTTGATGAAATGGAGTTAAGAAGAAAAGCAGAAAAGCAGAAAAAAATACAAGAAATTTATACAGAATGTATAGACGGATTTGAAGATTATATACCACTTGAAAAGATTTATAACAAAAAGTGGGAAAATAAGACCGTAAGTTTATCTGCGGTAAAAGCTGAAATCAATAATATTGTTGACTCTGTATCCAATGCAGTGAATGCAATAACAGCCATGAACAGTGAAGCTGTGCAAGAAGCACTTAAAATGTATAAGACGGATTTGAGCCTTGTAAATGCAATTACATACATAAATAACTATGAACAAAGAAAAGTTGAAATCCTCGAACGTGAAAAGGAAAGGCAAAGGGCTGAACAAGAACGCAAGAAACAAGCAGAAATAGATAAGGCAAAAGAGGAAGAAAGACAGCGAATTATTGAAAAGCAACAAGCAGAGCTTGAGAAGCAAAGACAAGAAGAAATGTTGCAAAGACAGATTGAACAGGCAAGAGAGGAAGAAAGACAAAGAGTTATTGCAGAGCAGGAGAAGGCAAGACAGCGAGAAATAGAAGCTATGTCAATACACAAAAGGGTATCGCTTACTAACGTGGTTAATTACAAGATAATTGCTACAAATGAAGAATTTGAGCAAATAGAAATGTATCTCAATAGCATTGGGGTACAGTTTATTAAGGGGGACTTTTAATTATGGATAATATGGAGATTTATAATAAATATAGAAGTGTTCCACCAGAAGCACAAAAGCAGATAACAGCAGGAAGACTTAAAGGAAAGACAGATATTAACCCTATGTGGAGAATACAGTCTCTGACTGAAATGTTTGGACCATGTGGTATAGGTTGGTATTACAAACCTACAAAAAAATGGAGCGAAACATCTGACAAGGAGATAGTGGCATTTGTTGATATAGAACTATATGTAAAGATAAACGGAGAATGGTCTATGCCGATATGTGGTACTGGTGGCAGTAAACTTGCCACTGTTGAAACTAAGGGCGTATATGTATCTGACGATTGCTACAAAATGGCCACAACAGACGCAATCTCTGTAGCTTGCAAGCAGTTGGGAATTGGGGCAGATGTATATTGGCAGGCAGGAAGCTCTAAATATAATAGGGTGAATGAGCCACAAGGTATCACAGACGGACAAATAATTAAATTAAAGAATTTATGCAAACAAAAAGGGCTTAGTCTACAGGCTGTATTTAATGTCCCGGTAGAGGAGTTGACAATACAACAGTATAATAGTGCAGTTGCACAGCTTGAGAAACTGCGTGATAAATATTAAAGGATAGAAAATGTATGAATTGATGAAGATTGAAAACTTTAAGGTAGACAGTAAAGGCACACAACTTTTAATGTCTAGTGATAAGGATATAGGGTATGTAATAACAGAAAAGCATATCAAAAATGTGGAAATACGTTTCGATGATGGCAGGCACATATCAAATGAGCAGAGAAAGAAAGCCTATGCAACTATGCGTGATATAGCAGATTGGACTGGCTATCTTCCAGAAGAACAGAAAGAATGTTTGAAATGGTTGCATATGATGCGTACAGGGTGCAATTACTTTTCATTATCAGACTGCACAATGGATACAGCAAGAGAGTTTATCAATACTATTTTGGAGTATGCAATACAAAATGGTGTGCCACTTGGAGAGGCAGGTGTTAATAGAACTGATGACATTGGAAGATATTTATATCACTGCCTTAAACACAAGAAATGTGCTGTGTGTGGTCGAGATGGCGAAATACACCACGTTGATACTATTGGTATGGGCAATGATAGAAGTAAAGTTGATGATACAAATTATCGCAAAATATGCCTTTGTAGAGAACATCATACAATAGCTCACAAGCGTGGGAATGCAGCATTTGAGCAGATGTATAAGGTATATGGGATAATATTTAATTAGTACCTCTGAAAAGATTATATATCACACTTCTTTTCTGGTAATAGATAAAAATGTCAGGCAGCCATAATAGCTGTCTGGCCAAAAGAATAATGTAAAAGAGAAAATAAAAGGAGCAAATGATGATTGATACACAAAAAGCAAGAGAATATGGACAAGGTATAGTTACATTAGCAGATAGAATTGATAGGTTGGATAATGTGAGAAGTAATAAAGATAATATAAAACTTTTTACAGTAAATGGTACAGAAAATACACCACTTGCATTAAGTACAACAGACAATATTGCAACAAGGGTGACTGAATTTCTAATTAAAGAAGTAGAAGAAAATCTTAACGAGAGTGAAAAGGCGTTATCTGAATTGATTGGTAATAATATTGAGCCACCATTAAAGAAAAAGACAGCTAAGAAACCCAGTAAAAGGAGCAGTTAAAGCTCCAATTTATAAAGGCGATGGATATAACACTTGTCTGATATGTGGTAAAATCATTGATTTTGCTATATATGCAAGAGATTTATGGGTATATAAGAATAGTAAAAGAGTAAATGGACAGAGCAGAAAGGTTTATTACTGCTCATGGTCCTGCATGAGAGCGGAGAGAAAAATAAATGATATTGCCTTATTAAAGCAGGTAGAGAATGCGAGGCGAGAAAATGATAAGGAGAATTAAAGAGTGGAGAACAATTATAATGTAAAAGAAGTATTGACACAGCTGAGTGATTTAAAACAAGAATATAAGGACAAGCAAGAAGCTATTGAAAGATTGCGAAAACACATTGAGAGACTAGAGAAAGATGGTTATGCAGAAAGGGATAGTGTAACTGGTGGAAATGGTGGTAAGCAGCATTTTGTTATAGAAGGCTTTCCTTATCCTATTTATACACAAAAAAAAACGCAACTTTTAGAAAGAAAAATGAAATTAGAGCTAATAAGAGAAAAGATAGGAGAACAGATTACTTTGGCTGAAAAAGTAATCAATTCTGCTGAAAATAGCAGGATAAGAAGATTGCTTACATATAGATATATCTATGATTTAACATGGGTGCAGATTGCACATAGAATGGGAGGTAAGCATACAGCAGATAGTTGCCAAAAAAGTGCTGAAAGATTTTTAAAAAATTTCTAAATTTGTCGTAAATGTCGTACTTGACTATGATAATATTTAAAATGAAGTTACAAGATATTCTAAAAACCCATTCCCCCCTTCAGTGCTAACGTGAAAACACGTTAGCACTTTTTGCATTGTGATAATAAACGAAAAGAGGTGATACGGGTGGAGAATAAGCTAAATTATAAGTTAGCAGAAAAAGATTACATAGCAGGAATGAAATACAAAGATATAGCTGCTAAATATGATGTGAGCATAAATACAGTTAAAAGTTGGAAGACAAGATATAACTGGTCTAAAAAAAGTGTGCATACAAAAAATAAAAAAGTATGCACACAAAATAAGAAGGTTTTAAGTGCGGATAAAGTTATAAGCATACCTGTATCACCTACGTCAGAAGAGTTAGAATTAATTGATGAAATAAGTGAAGAATTAACAGAAAAACAGAGGCTTTTTTGTGTGTATTTTATTAATAGTTTTAACGCTACTAAGGCATATCGCAAGGCATATGGATGTACAGAATATGCTGCTATGTCTTGTGGGTGTAGATTGCTAAGAAATGCAAAGGTAAAAAAAGAAATCGACAGATTAAAACAAGCGAAGTTAAATCAGTTGCATTTCACACAAGAAGATATATTTCAGAGGTACTTAGATATTGCATATGCAGATATTAAAGACTACGTCACCTTTGGAGCTGTAAAAAGAGATGTTGAAGACAGTAATGGTGAAACAATTAGTGCAACTTATAGTTATATTAATTTTAAATCAGACGCTGAAGTTGATGGAAGACTTATTAAAGAGATTTCTAAAGGGAAAGATGGTGCAAAAATAAAGCTGAACGACCCGATGAAAGCCCTCGACTGGCTCGCAAAACACATGAATATGGCAACGGAGGAACAGAAGGCAAAAGTCGAATTTCTTAAAGCACAAGCAGATAAATTAAGAAGTGAAGATAAAGTCGACACATCTTCTGATGAAAAAATGGACAATATTTCTAAGATTTTAGAGCAAATGCAAGGTATAAATGCTAATGACATAGCTGATTAAATATTAAGAAAAATGTCCGCCAGTGACGGACTTTTAGTGTTTTTGCAATTTTATTGTAATATTGCACAATGCCTTAAAAACATAAGAAAATGCTAAAAGCTAGACAAGCACTAAGCTAACGCAATATTTAATCAAAAAAATGCACTTCGCGAAACAAACGTTTAGCGAAGTTATACTGATATTTATGTAAAAATGAGGGGGTGATACCATTTTAAAGCTATCTCCTAAATTTAAAGATTTTTTGTCTATACAAGCGGACAGAGAATATCTTGAAGGAACAACAGCAGCGGGAAAGACAACAGTAGGGATATTTAAGTTTATGCTTATGGTTGCTAAAAGTGATATAAAGTATCACGTTCTTGCTGGTGCTGATATAGGTACAGTAGAAAAGAATGTTATTAATTCAGAGCGTGGGCTTTTAGACCAAATGGACGGTCTTGCAATGTATCATCCAAATGGAAAAGGTGGCATAAGGCTTCCACATATCGAATATAAGACACCAAATGGCGTAAGGTATATATATGTATGTGGTTATGATAATAAGGCAAAATGGAAGAAAGTATTAGGTTCACAGGTGGGTTGCGTGTATATAGACGAAGTTAATATTGCAGATATGGAGTTTCTACGAGAAATAACGCACAGGTGCCAATACATGATGACAACTTCTAACCCAGACGCTCCTGACATTCCAGTGTATAAAGAGTTTATTAACAGAAGTAGACCACTTAAAAGATATGCGAAGGACTATCCGGCAGAATTACTTGATGAACTCAAAGAAGAACCCGTAAAAGGTTGGCTTCATTGGTACTTCACCTTTTATGATAATGCTTCACTTTCTAAAGAAGATATACAAAAAAAGATAGATGCAGTACCCAAAGGAACTAAGATGTATAAGAACAAGATACAAGGACTTAGAGGTAAGGCTACAGGTCTTGTATTTTGTAATTTTAGTAGAAAACGTCATGTTATCACCAAAGAGCAAGCAAGGCAGTTTATTAAAAGAGATAAACATCAAGAAGAATATTTTGTCAAGTTTACAGCAGGGCTTGATACAGCATATTCAACGAAAAGTCCTGATACAATAGCGATGTCACTTGTAGGTATTACTAATAAAGGTAAATGTATAGTGCTTGACGAAAAGGTATATAACAACGCAGATTTGACTGTACCAATAGCTCCGTCAGATACAGTTAAGAACTTGATTGATTTCCTTGAGCGTAATCACAAAGAATGGGAAGGCATTGCAAGGAATGTGTTCGTTGATAATGCTGACCAAGCAACATTAACAGAGCTAGGCAAATATAAAAGACAACATCAAGATTGTGTCTATATATTTAACAATGCTTATAAGAAAGTCCAAATTATAGACAGAATTATGTTGCAACTAGGCTGGTTGAGCTATGACGATGAAAGAAGCATACAACCTAATTATTATGTTGTTGATACGTGTACACAGTACATAAAAGAGCTTGAAGTTTATTCTTGGAAAGAAGATGAAGATTGCGAGCCGGAAGACGGACATGACCACATGATTAATAGTGTCCAATATGCTTGGATACCATATAGGGATAAAATAGGCGTTGAGAGAAGATAGGAGAGTGAAAGAGGTGAGCATATTTAACACTATGGCAGATAAGATAAGACATGGCATAAGAACTTGGTTACGAATACAACCAGCACAAAACGGCTATATACAGCTTACAGAAGCATTGGATTTTGAAGGTAATGCTATAAAGAACAGAATATGGTACAGGGGTGAGGGTGAAGAACTATCCCAACTATATAGCCAGTTAGATACAGATAAGACAAGATTTTGGGCAGCAAAGTGTACGCCGGGAATGGAAATAAGAAAGGTACACGTTGGAATACCTGCGATGTTAGCCGATATGCTTGCTAGCATTGTGGTTGCTGATATGAATGTAATAGAAGCAGGAAATAGACAGCAAGAGTGGGATGATATAGCAAAGGATAATAAGTTTAAAGAACTTGTAAAAGAAGCTATAACACAGACTTTGTATATCGGTGACGGGGCGTTTAAGATATCCTTTGATACATTATTAAGTCCATATCCTATTATTGAGTTCTGTGCTGGAGATATGATTGATATTGTAAGGCAACGTGGTAGAGTCAAGGAAATAGTATTTAAGACAGTATATACAAACAATGGTCAGGAATATGTCCTTTGTGAGCATTATGGTATAGGTTATATACACTATGAGTTATTAAGGAATGATAGAGAGTGTGAATTAAATGCTGTTCCAGAACTTGCGAGCCTTAAAGATGTAACATGGAATGATAACTTTATGATGGCTATACCACTTATGTTCTATAAATCACCGAAGTACAAAGGCAGGGGTAAGAGTATATTTGATAGTAAAATTGATAGTTTTGACGCACTAGATGAGGCGTGGTCTGAATGGTTAGAAGCATTAAGGCTTAATAAGACTAAAGTCTATATACCTAACTGCATGTTGCCTAGAAACCCTTATACAGGCGAAGTGCTTAATCCTAATCCTTTTGATAATGCTTATATACAGGTTGAAAGTGATGTATCTGAGGGAGCGTCTAATAAGATTGAAAGAGACCAGAGTGATATAGCACATGAAAGTTATCTTGCAACATACATTACTGCACTTGACCTTTGTCTACAAGGCATAATGAGTCCGTCTACGTTGGGTATAGACGTAAAGAAATTAGATAATGCAGAAGCACAAAGAGAAAAAGAAAAGGCAACGCTTTATAGTCGTAATAATATTGTAGAACAGCTACAAGAGGTGTTACCTGAGCTTGTAAATACAGTATTTAAAGCTGTTGATACATTTAATAAGACAGCTATAAAGGATATTGATATTAATATTACTTTTGGCGAATATGCTAATCCAAGTTTCGAGAGCCAAGTGGAAACTGTAAGCAAAGCTAAACAGGGTGGAATTATGAGCCTTGAAGCTTCTGTTGATGAGTTATACGGAGATACAAAAGACGATAAATGGAAGCAGGAAGAAATAGCAAGGCTTAAAGCTGAGCAAGGAATAGCACAGATAGAAGAACCACAGCTTAATATGCCAGATAAGGTTGATATAGTAAAAGAGGTGTAGGGTATAAACACAGAATATGATATTGAAAAAGCATTTGCCACGATTGAAGATGAATTGATATCAAGTATGATGAGAAATTTAAGCAAGCATAGAGCTTCTGAAAATGAGCAGGGATACAACTGGACCCAATGGCAAGCTGAACAGCTCAAATATCTTGAAAAGTATAAACAAGATAATAAAGATAAGTTCTCATCACAGTTTAGTAATATCAATAGCTCTATTAATGAAATGATATCTACTGCCAGAAGTGAAGGTGGAACAGAGCAGGAACAGAAGATATTAGAAGCAATTAAAAATGGTTTTAAATCAGCTGATAACACTCAAAACAAGGGTGTTACGGCTGATTTTTTTCGTCTTAATACAAAAAAACTAGAAGCGCTGCAAAAAGCCACAAAAGATGATTTTAAGACAGCAGAAAAAGCAATGCTTAGAATGGCAAACGATAAGTATAGACAGATAATATATAATGCTCAAGTTTACGCGAATACGGGTGCCGGAACTTATGAAAAGGCTGTCGATATGGCAACTAAAGATTTTTTAAGTGCTGGTATAAATTGTATTGAATATAAGAATGGCAGCAGACATAACATAAAAGATTATGCAAAAATGGCAATAAGAACAGCTAATAAGAGAGCATATCTTACAGGTGAAGGCGAGCAGAGAAAAAAATGGGGCATATCAACGGTTATAATGAATAAACGTGGTAATGCTTGCCCTAAATGCTTGCCCTTTGTGGGGAAGGTGCTAATTGATGATGTATGGAGCGGCGGAAAGGCTTCTGATGGCCCATATCCATTAATGACCAAGGCTATACAAGCTGGGTTATACCACCCGAATTGCAAAGACAGCCACACAACGTATTTTGCAGACTTAGACGATGATGAGATATCTCCAACATATACAAAAAAAGAACTAAGTCAAATCGAAGACGATTATAGACAAGAACAAAAACAGCAATATGCTAATAGAATGGTCGAAAAGTTCGACAGATTGGCTAAATACTCATTAGACCCTGATAATAAGAAATTATATGAAGCTAGAAAATCTGAATGGCAAAATGTAAGATTTAAAACAGGTGAAGTTAATTCAAAGCAATATATAAATAGTAAGTTGCCACTAGCAAATTTTATAGCATTACCACAAACAAAAGTTGTAGATGTACTTAGAAAAGAGTCTGATATATGGATAAATGAACTTACTGGTAAAGAAATACACGCAGTACAAAAGTATACATATAATTCAGGTGATAAGAAACCGAATAGATTTTTTGAAAGATTAAATGCAATGCTTCGTGGAGATAGAGAAGAAGATAAAAAACTTAGAGAATATGCAAATATTATATCTGGGGCTTTAGGAAAAAATAGATTAAAGTATGATATTATATGTTATAGAAATATGGAATTTAATCCGTATGAAAAATACCAAGTAGGAGATATTTTTGAAGATAAACAATTTATAAGTACATCAGTTTCGCAACATTCGGCATTAGTAAAAAAGTTTAAAATGATATTTTTAGTTCCAAAGGGTTCAAGAGGTGCATATATAGAGCGTATTAGTAAATATCCAAAGCAAAGAGAATTTTTACTTGACAGAAATTGTAAAATGCGTATATTATCAAAGCAAGAAGATAGTATTTTAGTGGAGGTATTACCATGACAAATGAAGACGAAGCATACGAATGGTATTTAGATAGATTATCTATGCCACCTAATCCAGTTCCATTATCAAAAGAAGAATGTGAAGCATATAATAAAGAACACGCATTGCCTGCAAAAGAAGAATTAGATAGAATATTAAAAGATGCAGGAGTATTATAGTTATTAGCCACCAGTCAAAAAGATTGGTGGTATTTTTATACCCAAAAAGGAAGAAAATCTATGATATATTTAATTGAATATAGGGGAGAAGTCATGTCAGGCAAAACTCCTGACCTCCACAAGAATGAGTTAAGATGTGGCGAAAGGCTACATCTTTTTTAATTTGTAAAGGTAGGTTGCAAAAATAAATTAAAATAATGCTTGACGTTCGACATCGAATATGGTATTGTTTGTACATGGAGGTGAGAATGTGACAGATGTCAGAAATGTCTTTATTACGAGAGAAGTTGCTGAAGAATTAAACTTAACGCCAACTTATTTAATTAAATTAGCAAAAAAAATGGAACTTAATGAAGCTGAAATGAGAGAAGCTGGCAATAGAAATTATTTATTCAGTAAAGAAGCAGTAGAAAAATTAAAAAATCGTAATAAAAGCAAATAAGAAAACACTCGCAATCCTACCAAGACCTACGAGTGTTTCACAAAACTGAGGAATATCCTCTATGAAATATTTTATCATAGAAGATACTCCTTGTAAATAAACAAAAAAGGAGAATTTAATATGAATAACGAATTAATTTTAATTGAGAATGAATTAGTACCAGTATACGAAACAAGCACAGGTGAAAAGGTTGTATATGGAACAGAGTTGTATGAGGTATTAGATGTAAAGAGTAGATTTAATGATTGGGTTCGTAATCGTTTAAATGATTGCGAAGCTATTGAAAATGAAGACTTTCAGAGTTTTACTAAAAATTTAGTAAAAGGTGGACGTCCAACTGTTGACTATATTATTAAATTGGATATAGCTAAAGAAATGGCGATGTTAGAAAGAAATGAAAAGGGCAAGCAGGTAAGAAGATACTTTATAGAAGTTGAGAAAAAGTATAAAGCTAATAAGTTAGTCAATTTATCACCATTAGAACAACTCCAGTTACAGAGCCAAGCTATTCTTGAAGTAAATAATAAAGTACTTACAGTTGATGAAAAGGTATCTAATATTCAAAAAGAGTTTGAAGAATTTAAACAAGATATGCCATTAATGGGTGTTGAGTGTGACAAAATTACAACAGCAGTTCGTAGGGTTGGAACTCTTGCATTAGGCGGCAAGAACAGCAATGCTTATCATAATAAGTCATTAAGTGGAAAAGTCTATACTGATATATACAAAGAATTAAAAAGACAGTTTCAAGTAAGCTCATACAAGTCAATTAAACGTAGCCAGTGCGATACAGCACTTAATATCATACAAAACTATAAGTTGCCAGTTGTGCTTAAAGAACAGATTAATAATAGCAACGCACAGTTGAATATGGGGGTGTTGTAATATGGCAGTAGTAAGAAAGACAATGAACTTAGTTGAGAAGTCGCAAGGAAATATTAATCCTAATTATGATATGTATGCAAGTAATATTGAAGATATAGAAAAAGCCAGTAATAATATTTATGAAATGATATGTAATGGCTTTAGATTTGGATATATGCAGGGCAAAAAAGCAGCAATGGCAGAAATGAAGAAAATGCAATAAGATAATTTAATACAATAAAATATCAATAATCAGGACGTTCAGTAATGGACGTCCTTTTTATATGTCCAAAACTTAATGACACTAAACTTTAGGAAAATGCCGACGGGCTATAAACGGAAAGGAGACACGCAGATGAAAGGATTAAAATTAAATTTACAATTCTTTGCAGAAGGTGGAGAAGGTAACAGTGACCAAAATGCTGGAGACAACAATCAAGGGCAGCAGAACAATCAACAGTCAATTGATTATACTAAAATACAAAATATGATTGATACTGCAACAGCAAAAAAAGAAAACGCAGTACTTAAAAGCTATTTTCAACAGCAAGGCTTATCAGAAGACGAGATTAATCAAGCCATAACAGCTTTTAAGCAAAACAAACAGCAACAGAACCAACAACAACAAAATGATAATGCAGAGCTTAAAGCCCAAATGGAAACAGCACAGCAACTTGCACAACAGGCACAGATAGAGCTTGTAGCAACAAGAGTGGCTATGACATTAGGTATAGACTCTAAGACGTTGCCTTATGTCATTAAAATGGCAGATTTTAGCAAGGCAAACGATAATGAGGGTAAGATATCAGAAGACAATATAAAGTCAGCCCTTGAGCAAGTGCTTACAGACGTGCCAGCACTTAAACCAATAAGTGAAACTAATATAGGTTTTAAGATTGGTTCATCAGGAGGAAATAATAATAATCAAGCCGATGACGAAGCTCTTAAAAAAGCATTTGGACTATGATAGTAATTAAGAAAGAGAGGACGTAAAAATGGCAGTATACGAATATGCTACGCAATTTACACAATTATTACAGCAGAAATATGAAAAGGAGTCGTGTTCAGACGACTTAACAAAGTCAAACCCACAAGTGACATTTATTAATGCACAGACAATTAAGTTACCAAGTATGACAGTAAGTGGTTATAAGGACCATACAAGAACACCGGGCTTTAATTCAGGTACATTAAGTAATTCGTGGGAGCCTAAGAAACTATCACACGATAGAGATATTGAGTTCTTTGTAGACCCAATGGATATTGATGAAACTAACTTAACATTATCAGTTGCCAATATTCAAAACACATTTGAAACAGAACAGGCAATTCCAGAAAAGGACTCCTATAGATTTTCAAAGTTATATTCAGAACTCAATACATATAAGCCTGCAAATATTAACAATACAGTTATCACAGCATCTAATTTCTTAGAAGTCTTTGATGACCTTATGGAAGCTATGGACGATGCAAGTGTTCCAGAAGAAGGACGTATCCTTTATCTTACACCTAAAATGAGAAGAATTGCTAAAAATGCCGAAGGTATTCAGCGAATGATGGCTGTTAATGGTGGTGCTAATAGTATTAATCGTAATGTTCACAGCTTAGATGATGTAATACTTAAAACAGTACCCGCGTCAAGATTAAAGACAGCCTATGACTTTACAGAAGGTTGTAAGGCAGCAGTATCAGCTAAACAGATTAACATGATGCTTATTCATACATCATGTGTTGTGTGCAGAGATAAGTATAGTTACATTAAGTTATTTACACCGGGAACAGACTCACGTACAGCCGATGGATATCTTTATCAGAACCGTTGTTATGGCGATTTATTCCTACTTGAGAAAAAAGCTGATGGTTGCGCTATGAATGTAGATGCGTAGTAAGGAGGATTATATGAGAGCTGTAAAAGCAAATAAACAATATGTGATAAGTGAATTTGAGAAGAACCGCTACATTGCAGAAGGGTATGATATAACAGACGATGATGGCAATATACTAGCATATGGTAAAGGAAAAAGTGTACCTTATGAGAAATATACGAAAGTCCTTGATGAGCTTAATGCGTTAAAAGAAAACCCTTCAAAGAAAGTTAAAGTTGCAAAGGAAGTGTAGGCCTATGGTATATGCAAGTAAAGAGCAATACTTAAGTGAACATAATTCTATTCCTGAAGAACAAATTGAAAAAAGATTAAAGCAAGCGAGTCGTCATATTGACTCGCTTACTTTTAACCGTATAGTCGCAAGAGGTTTTGACAATATGACAGAGTTTCAGCAGGCAATAATTATTGACGTGTGCTGTGATATGGCTGATTTTGAGTATGAAAACGAAGATATGATTAATTGTGTATTGCAAAATTATTCAATTAATGGTGTATCTATGCAATTTGGTAGCAGTTGGAATGTTTTAGTACAAAATGGTGTTGCTATAAAAAGAGATACATACCAGTTGCTTTGCCAGACGGGTCTGTGCTGTTTAAGATTGGGGAGAGCTAAATGAAATACCCTTGTTTAATATTAAAAAGTATGTGTAAGACAGATATACACGTTGAGATAGAGCAGGAAGGTCAAAACGTCTATGGTGAACCATTAGAGCCTATTGTATGGAATGGAAAATGCAACTATCAAGACAGTGGTAAAACTGTACTTACAGCAGAAAAGAAGTTGATACAGTTAGAGGGCTGTGCATTAATACCAGAAGATATTGCACCTGAGCTTCCAGTTATTACAAAAGGAGAGCTTGTTGTATTTGGAGAGAAACGGCATATATACAAAGGTACAAAGTGTCGTAATCCTGATGGTACAGTTAATTATATAAGATTGGACGTGATGTAATGGCATACGTTAATTCAACGATTGAGCTTAATAATGTAGTAATAAGAAAATTAAATGATAATGCAATAAAAGCGCTTGAAATGACAGGTGAAGCAATACATACAGCCGTTGTGCAAGCCGAAGTAATGCCGTTTGATGTGGGAACATTGCAGCAAGATAACACATTTGTTGATATGTCTAATTCTAATAATGGTGAAGTGAGAATTGTATCAGCTACTCCTTATGCAAGACGTTTGTATTTTCACCCTGAATACAATTATCAGACGAAAGAAAATGCTTTTGCTGGTGGTGAATGGTTTAAATGGTGGCTTCCCGGTGAAGGAATATATCAAGACGATGTTAAAAAATATTTTAGAAGAATATATAAAAGATTGAATAGGTGATTGAATGTTATTTTTAAGTGATGTAAGGGACTTAATAGCTAGTCTAAACCTTGTAGATAGTGAATATGTATACTCGGGAAAACTTGACAATAAGAAAGATGAGAGTATCGGTGTATACAATAATAAACGTGGAAGTCCAAAAAGAAAAACGGTGAGTGGCGGTAAATTACAAACATACGCAGTTAAGCCTATAAGTGTTCTAGTGCATTGGAATAAGAAACAGAGAGAAACGGAAAGAAAGGCGTATGAAGTATATACAGCTATTAAAAAAATAAAAAATATGACCATTAATGATAAGAGCATATTGTTTACTGATATGAGTATGGAAGAAGCTGTTGATGTAGGGACAGACGATAATGGTATATATGAAATGGTAATAGAATTTGATATTTATTATAAAATATAAAGTCAGAAAGGATAAATTATGAATAAAACAATTTATGGATATAGTGCAGAAGCTACACCGGCTACAGATGTTAATCCGGTAAATGAGCTTACATTTGGTATATGTACAGCGGGAAGAAAAGCAAGTGATAAGGCTGAAACAATTACTACAACATTAGTAAAAGATGCAGAAAGTTTAAGTATATCTTTTGATGGTGGGATTGAAGAATGGAATCCTATGGACCAAAAAGGCTGGACTAGAAGATTGATGACTTCAAAGTCAATTAGTGTATCTATGGGTGGTAAGAGAAATTATGGAGACTCTGGAAATGATTATGTTGCAGGGCTTGCGTTTAAAAATGGTCAAGATTGCAATTCTTGGCTTTCAATTATTTTTCCTAACCAAGACCAGTTAATAATTCCTTGTGTTGTTAATACAACAAGTATGGGCGGAGATAGTACAGCACTAGATGCGTTAGAGTGGGAAGTACAGTCAGATGGAAAACCAACTTATATACCTTATTCAAAGGAATAATAATAATAATAATAAAATCACAATAGTGTAGAAAGAGGATTAATATGGCAAATAGAAATGATTTTCAGTTAATAGATATTTCAATGAAGATTACAAACAATCTTCCAATGATAAAGATAACAGATGAATTAACAGTTACAGTAAATAATAGAAAAAGTGTTGTGCTTAACATGCAGGCACTAGCTAAGGAATTGGAAAATAAAAAAGATGAGAAGTCACAACTTGAGTTTATGAATAAAGCTATGTGTATGCTTATTGGAAAAAAGAATACACAAGAACTTGAAAACTTAGATTTACCAATGCCTGAATATAGGGTTGTTTATGAAGCTATTATGGATATTGCAACAGGCACTTATGAGGAAGATACACCCATCAAGTAATCAAGAGGCTTACTATGATATATTTGATGACTGGGGCTTAATTGAAGCTAGTTTTCAAGCGCAATATGGTATAAGGCTTAGAACGGAGGAAGATATGTCTTATCAGGAATTTTGCTCACTTCTGTCTGGGATAATGCCAGATACGCCATTAGGACAGATTGTAAGTATACGAGCTGAAAAAGACTCTAAGAAGTTAAAGAGCTTTACAAAGGAACAGAGAAAAATATGGCGTGAATGGCGAATGAGAAAGAATAAAAAGAATAGTAATAGCATACCACAAGGTAATAAGTTACTTTTGGAAATGCAACAAGAGCTTAAAAAGGCATTCTCTTAACGGGGAATGTCTTTTTTAGTACAAAAACAAGGAAAGGAGGTAATAGAATTTGGCAGACGGAACTAATGTGGGTAGTGTGTACTTGCAATTAGGACTAGATACAAGCCAGTGGACGCAACAGCTAAGTAGAGCGACTAGGGACATTAATAGGCAGTTTTCTGATATTAATAGCAACTTTGTACAGCAAATTAATAATGCTGGTAATAATGGTACAAGGCAGATTTCAGGTTTTCTTGAGTCAATAAGCAGGAAGTTTAAATTGTTTGCAGGAACAGCAGCAGTAGGTTCGTTTATAAAGTCGTGTCTTGATGTTGGTTCTGATATAACAGAAGTGCAAAATGTTGTAGATACAGCATTTAAAAGCATGAGTAGTGAAGCTGATAAATTTGCTCAAGACGCAATAACCAATTTTGGTTTATCAGAATTATCAGTCAAAAAGTACATGGGCGTATTTGGGCAAATGAGTTCTGCAATGGGAATTACAGGCAGAGACGCATTAGAAATGTCTAAGAATGTAACAGCGCTTACAGGTGATGTTGCATCATTTTACAATTTAAGTACTGATGAAGCATATACCAAGATGAAATCTATCTGGACTGGCGAAACTGAGACATTAAAAGATTTAGGTATTGTAATGACTCAGACCAACTTAGATAATTATGCTCTTGCCAATGGCTTTGGCAAAACAACAGTTAAAATGACAGAGCAAGAAAAAGTAATGCTTCGTTATCAATACGTTACAAGTGCTTTAAGCAATGCAAGTGGAGATTTTGCAAAGACACAGGATAGCTGGGCTAATCAGACGAGAATATTGTCACTGCGATTTGAACAGTTAAAAGCTACGCTTGGTAAAGGTTTTATTGCATTATTTACGCCAATTATAAAAGGATTAAATACAATTCTTGCAGGGTTACAAAAAGTTGCAGATGGTTTTGCTCAATTCATATCATTAATTACAGGAGTAGATATATCTGCATCAACAGGAACAATAGGCTCTGATATATCAGATATAGGTGATGACGCTTCAAATGCAGCATCTAATGTAAGTGGAATAGGAGATGCTGCAAAAGATACAGCAAAAGAGATTGAAAGATCATTAGCTGGATTTGATAAAATTAATAAATTATCAAAGCCTGCTAGTTCTTCTGATGATAGTGGTTCATCATCATCGGATTTATCTGGAGAAGTTGCATCTAGTGGAATTAATATAGATACGAGTGGTATATCTGAAAGTGCAAATAGTGTATCAAGCGTAATATCTGATATGGCAAATAAAGTTCAAAAAGCATTGGGACCATTAAAGGCTATAAGATTTGATAATCTTATAAATTCATTAGATAATTTAAAAAAAGCATTACAGCCATTAACACAAAAGTTATTTGATGGTCTTGAATGGGGCTACTATAATATATTTGTTCCATTGGCAAAGTGGACAATAGAAGATTTATTACCAGCATTTATTAATTTATTTGCGGCAGCGTTAAAAGTACTTAATAGTGCATTAGATGCTTTAAAACCATTATGGATATGGGCTTGGGATAATTTTCTGCAACCATTAGCAAAATGGACAGGTGGTTTAATTATTAGTGTACTTAATGGATTAACTAAAGCATTAGAAGGCGTATCATCATGGATAGATAATAATCAAGCATTATTTGATGGAATGGTTGTTATAATAGGGTTATTTGCGGCAGCTTGGAAATCTATTGAGTTTGCAGAATTTCTAATAAATGCAGGTGGCGTAGTAGGAATAATCAATAAAATAAAAGATGCCATATATGCTTGTACATTAGCAAAGTTGAAAGATAAGATAGAAACATTAAGCATATGTGCTATGTATGCAAAAGATTTTGTGTCTAATATAGTTAATTTAACTAAACAATTAGCATCAAATTCATTAGAGTGGACGAAGTTAACAGCCGCCAAAATTAAGGACAAAGCAGTAGATATAAAAGAAGATGCAAAACAATTTGCTATAAAAGTAGCAGAGGTTACAAAACAGCTAGCATTACAAACAGTTAAATGGGTTAAGGCAACAGCAGTAAAAGTGGCTGATACAGTAGCAACAACAGCACATACAGCAGCAACATGGCTAGCAACAGCGGCAACGACAGCATTTGGAACGGCTATGACAATTCTGACAAGCCCAATCACATTGATTATAGTTGCATTGGCAGCATTATGTGTTGGAATATATGAGCTTGTAAAGCATTGGGATACAGTTAAGGAAGCAGCAGGTTTTTGTTGGGATTGGATAGTTAATAAATGGTGTGGTGCTTCACAATGGTTTTCGGAAGTTTGGCAAGGAATACAAGATACCTTTGTAAAGTTTGATGACTGGTTACAAAATATCTTTAATACAGATTTCTCTAATAGCTTTGAGATACTGGGAGATATAATGAATGGATTTCTAGCTAATGTAGGGAATATATATGATGATATAAAGCAGATATTTGGTGGGCTTATAGATTTTATAACAGGTGTGTTTACAAGCAATTGGGAACAGGCTTGGAATGGAGTCGTTGATACTTTTAGCGGTGTATTTTCCCTTATAGCAGACATAGCAAAGTCGCCTATCAATATGGTAATCGGTTTTATTAATGGAATGCTTGACGGAGTAGAGAGCAGTATCAACTGGATTGCTGATAGAGTTAATACATTGAGCTTTGATGTGCCTGACTGGGTACCAGGAATAGGTGGCAGTCATTTTGGATTTGATTTGCCAGGAGTAGATTTTGGCAGAGTACCATATCTTGCACAAGGTGGCTATGTAAAAGCTAATACACCACAATTAGCAATGATTGGCGATAATCGTCACCAAGGCGAAGTTGTTGCACCAGAAGACAAACTTAAAGCTATGGCATTAGAAGCTGCACAGTTGAGCGATAATGGAAGTGATGAAGTAGTTGCTTTGTTAAAAGAAATATTAAAAGCAATAAAAAGAATAGACCCGGATATTCAGCTTGATGGAATGAGCCTAAAAAAATACATTGTAGATAAAATTAACAAGAACACAAAAGCCACAGGAAAATGTGAAATTATTACATAGACAAAACCGACTGTTAGTAAATATAGCAGTCGGTTTTGTTGTGCAAAGAGGTGATATTGTGATAATAAAAGCTGATAACGTAGAGCTTCCTGCTCCAATTTCACTCAAAATTGATGATGAAATAATATGGTCTTCAGACACAGGAAGAACACTTGATGGAACTATGGTGGGTGACGTTGTGGCTGAAAAGAAAAATATAAATATCAACTGGGGACTAATGCCAGAAAGTGATTATTTATTAATAAAAAATAAGCTTATTGCGGGCTTTTTCCCAATAGTAATCCACGATGACGGAGCTGATATAACAATAACAACTTATCGTGGAACACTTAGTAAAGAAGTAATCGGAGATATAGGAGATGGTTTGTACTGGTACAGAAATGTAACTGTGCAGATTATACAACAATAAATTATAGGCGTATTTATACGCAGAAAAGGAGATATATATGTTACAAACAACTAAAAGTGTTACAATTTCAGGACAAAGCATAATTGAAAATGAAGGAGTTCAGACTACAGTAGTAGTAATGAATGCCAATATCAGTGAAAACGGGGAGTATTCAAGTGCAAGCAGAACTATCCAAAACAAAGAGTTATATATTGCAAATAAAGCAGTATGCAAAGAAGACATATCTAAGTTCGATGATATGGTCGATGAGTATGTAGGAGGTAGTGACAATGAAAATTAAATTAGGTCAATTAGAAAATAATATTAGAACTATTAACTGTCTTGGCGAGAAAAAGTTACCAGTAAAATTAAGCTACGCATTAAATAAAAATGTAAAAAAATTAATTGAAGAATATGAATTAATGAATGACCAGAGGGTTAAAATTCTTGAAAAAGATTGTGTTCGCGATAAAGAAAATAAGCCAATACTTGATGATAAAAATGCTTATACATATTCCGATGAAGCAACTAAAAATAGTATGTTAAAAGACTTGCAAGAGCTTTTTGACACAGAAATAGAAATTGATATATTTAAGATAAATTATGAAACACTTGAAATGTGCAATAATGAAAAGTTTGACATACTTACTTTTAGGGAAATATCTGAACTTGATTTTATGATTGAATAGAAATTGAGGTGATACTTTGTATACGAATGTATCAGAAAAATTCAAAAAAGAAATAAATAAAGCTTCACGAACATTCAAGTCACGAATTAAAATTAATAACTATTGGTATACAAATATAAAATCAGTTACATTGACACAAGGTAGTTGTGATGAAGATAATATAACAATAGGCTCTGCTGTATCCTCTTACATTGAAGTAACAATGAAGGATATTGCAGAGCTTTTTGAAAATACAGAAGTTGAGTTGCAGCAAGGACTTATGTTTTCTGATGGTAGTATAGAGTATATTACAATGGGTTATTATACAGCTCAAAGACCACAAGAAGACAATGGATACATAAAGTTTACAGCTTACGACCGTATGCAACGATTTGAAAAAGTATATACATCTAAACTAACCTTTCCAGCGACAGCTCAACAAGTGCTGGATGAGTTGTGTAAAAATTGTGATATTGAAACAGATGTGAAGCAACTTGAAACAGTGTATATACAAGAAAAGCCGCAAGGCTATACTTGTAGAGAAGTAGTTGGATATATAGCTTCTCTATATGGAAAATTTGCGATCATTGAGCGCACTGGAAAACTTGCGTTTAAATTTTATGAGGTTTGCAATTACGATGTTCCCATGAGTCGAACTTTTAGTCTTACTAAAAATCAAGCAGATTATAAGGTGGAATATTTATATTGCAATATAGATAACAGCACACAATTGACACAAGGTAGTGGTAGTAGGGGAATTACGTTTAATAATCCTTATGTGACAAAAGAAAGGCTTGCAAAGTTATATACCAATCTTAATGGTTTTACATATAGACCGGCTACTATTAAGTTTCTTGGTGACATACGATTAGACGTATGGGATATTGTAAAAACTATGGATTTAGCAGGAAATACATACAATATTCCGGTTATGAAAATGACGCAGACGTTTGATGGTGGAGTATGTACAACAATCGAAGCTACTGGTAAGACAGAGGAAGAAGTAAACACAGATTTTAAAGGACCTGTGACAAAAGGCCTTGAAAGAACATATACGGAATTGCTTTTGGCAAATACAATAATAGCTACTAAAGTGGATGCGGATTGGGTTAGAGCAAATACAATAACAACAGGTAAATTAGAAGCGGTAAATGCTGAGATTGAATATTTAAAGGCTAATAAGGTGGATGCAAATTGGGTAACGGCAAACACTATAACAGCTGACAAACTAGAAGCGGTAACAGGAAGAATAGAAATCTTAGAAGCTAATAGCCTTACTGCCACTAGTGCAGAAATAAAAAGCCTAACGGCAGGCGTAGCAAACATTAATACATTAATGTTTGGTACAGCTTCTGGTGGAAGCTTAACAACAGAGTTTTCTAATTCTGTTGTAGGTCTGATAGGTGATGCCCGAATAAAGTCTGCAATGATTAAGGACATAAGCGCAGATAAGATACTGTCTGGCAAGCTCTATACTAATTTAGTACAGATATGTAGCCAAAGTGGCAATTTAGGCATATCTGACAACACTATACAGATAAGAGATAATAATAAAAAAGTACGTGTACAGATAGGAAAAGACGCTTCAAGCGATTACAACATTTATATTTGGGACAAGGGTGGGAACTTGATGTTTGACCCTTTATATGGTGTGCAAGAAAGTGGTATTAAAAAAGCTATAATCAGAAATGACATGATAAGCAACACCGCTAATATTAGCGGTGAAAAGATAGATATATCTTCTCTGATAACAACTATAAATAAAGATGGAAGTAACACAATAAACGCTTCCAAAGTCTATATAGATACAGATAAACAGACGTTAGACGTATCTTTTAAGAACTTAACAACAAGTATAAGCACTGTAACAACTAATGTGACAACCGCTGTGAATACAGCTAATACAGCTAACGCCACAGCCAATAGTGCAAAGAGTACTGCCACAACCGCCAATACGACAGCCAACACCGCAAAGACCACAGCCGATGCAGCCAAACAAACAGCCACAACTGCCAATAATACAGCAAATACAGCCAATGGTAACGCTAATTCAGCATTGAGTAAAGCTAACACCTTAGAAACTAATCTAAAAACTATAACAGAAAAAGTAACAACACAGGGTACACAAATAACTGCCATACAGGGTAATATAAGCTCTAAGATTTGGCACCAAGACATAACAACGGCAGTTACTAGTTTGGAGATAGGTGGAAGAAATCTTGTAAGGAATGGAAATTTTTCAAATTCAACATCTACTTCAGGATATTGGAATAATTGGGGTTCACCAAGCATAAGAGAGTTTGTAACTTTAAATGGTAAGAAATGGTGTCATATAAAAGGAACAGGAACAGCTCAATATCAAGGCATAAATCAAAATACTGGTATAAGGATAGAAAAAGATACACAATATACAATAAGTATAAGAGTAAAAGGTGCAAAGGATAATCAAATTTTTGCTATTGGAGTACATTGGAATTCGACGTCTACGATAATTGCACAATCGTGGAAATATCCTACTGTAGGGACAACAGACAAAATTGTTACAGCAACTTTTAGAACACCTAACACAGATGTGAACCATTTTAATTTAATGTTGGGTGTTAGTAGTACAACAACCGTATATGAAGTGTATTTTACAGATATAAAGCTGGAGAAAGGTAACAAAGCCACCGATTGGACTCCAGCGCCAGAAGACGTAGATAGTTCTATAACAAATTTAGAAAGTAACACAAAGACATTAAGTACCCAATATACAAGCCTTAACCAAACGCTAACAAGCCTTAGTGCAACAGTCAATAGTAACACCACAAAGATAAATGCAAAAGCAGATGGAAGCACTGTAACAAGCTTACAGACTAAGGTGACAAATATACAAACAGACCTTAATGGGTATAAGACTACAGTAACCAATACATACGCTACAAAAAGTAGTTTAAATGACTACGCAACAACAAAGGCAGTTAGTACTGCCATAGACCAAAAAGCAGATAGCATAATACAAACTGTTTCGGCAACATACACAACCAAAACGGACTTTAATAATATGCAAATTGGCGGTAGGAATTTACTGCTGAATACTAATAAAGGTGTAGATGGTTGGCGTTGGACTGCTAACGGCGGTGTGCAAAGTTTAACAGAATACAACAGCGGTACATATAGTGTAAAGTGTGTACAAGCTATAATAAAGACACCATCGACAGGTTACTGTATATTGTTGTTTGGAAATATAAATAGAAATAAACTACAAGCAAACAAGCAATATACATTAACTTTCGACATTTACTCTAGTACAACTGGAAAAACTGATATTTGTTACGCACAGGATACAAGAGCGCAAAACTGTGGCTGGTTTGGTACATGTAACTATAAAGCTAAAACGTGGGTTCATTTTGCGGGTACAGTTACATTTAATTCAATTAATCCAAATCAAAAACAGTGCATATATTTTGCAAATGTGAATAGTGTGGGAAGCTGGATTGTAGCAAATTTAAAGTTAGAAGAAGGTAATAAGTCAACAGCATATTCAGCTGCACCAGAAGATACGGATGCACTAATAAATACGTTGCAAAGCAACGTAACTAACATACAGGCAGACCTTGCTGGCTATAAAACTACGGTGACTAATACCTACGCAACAAAGAATACCCTAAATGGTTATGCAACCACAACAGCTCTCAACTCTGCAATAGACCAAAAGGCAAATAGCATTATACAGTCTGTGTCTGCAACATATGCAACCAAGACGGACTTTAATAATATGCAGATTGGCGGTAGGAATTTTGTACTGAATAGTACATTTGCAACACAAGGCACAAGTTGGGTTACAAATTCTTCCAAAGTAACATATGCAACAGATAGTACAGTTGGAAACTATATAATGTTTTACTGTACAGCAGCGGGAGATAACTTAAATTACAGAATATACCAAACGCCTTTCGCAGATGGCAAGGGGCATGTGCAAGGACAACAATATACGTTGTCTTTTTATGCAAAAGCGTCCGAATCAAGCGCAAAAATAAATTGTGGATGTGCTGGAAATTTACAGGCTGTAACTGTAGGTACTACTTGGAGTAAATACACAATAAAGTATACAGCTTCTAATACGTCCAGCTTAATGTTTAATATAGCAAAAGCAAATGTTAAGCTATATCTTTCTCAAATAAAGCTGGAGAAAGGTAATAAAGCCTCGGATTGGTCGCCCGCCCCGGAGGATACTAATAAATATATTAATGCTAAACTAGAGCTAAAAATCGATAAAGTGAAATTGGTATCTGAAATAAATGCAAGCGCGGATGAAATAAAATTAACTTCTAATCGACTAAGTTGGACTAGCACCAACACAACTATGACAAAGGAAGGGTATTTTGCATGCGTGAGTGGGAAAATAGGTGATTATCGAATAGAGAGCGGACATTTGGTTACAGACCAAGTTTTCAGCGATGGATTTTTAAGGAGAGTTTATATACAGAAACCTACGTCAACTAGTAGTTGGGTGTATTCCGTACAAAAAGGAACTACGCCAGGGGCATCTCCATCTACATTAAATTCTATTTTTAGAATAACTGCATCAGGAGATTTGCACCAAGTTGGAGGTGCTTCTATTGGTTCATGGCTAGATTTCAACCGCATGACAACAGATACAGCTGGTTTTAATTGTGGCTCTATCTTTTGCAATGAAGGCACAACAAACAACTTTTGTGTTCGCGCAAATGTTGCAAATCTAAATTTATATTCTCAAAAGGGTAGAGTTAATATCTCAGCGAATAGTGGTATATATATAAATTCTGTTATGCACGTAGCAAACAATTTAAGAGCAGATTTGGCACAATTTGGAGAAGGACAGAGCTATACATTATATATTGGTGGTGGAAGTAAAACAGCAAACATTGATTGTAATGTTAATGATACAGTAGTATCAGCTATAAATTTAGGTTATCACACAGTTAGTATTCCATATTTGAACTCTACTTCTGATTTAAAGTGTAAAAACATTTTAAAAAATATGGATACAGATGCAATTAATTTAATAATGGCGTTAAGACCAATAGAATATTACAGAAACGACTTAGACGATAATATGCTACGTTTCGGCTTTGGTGCGCAAGAGGTATTTAGGGCGTGCAGCATGTCTGGAATATATAGCCAACAATTAAGAGTATGCCAAGCATTTAGTAAAGCAGATGGAAGAATGTTAAATAAACAACAAATACAATCCATGTCAGACAAAGACATCGATTGGAAAATGAGTTACGAGGAACTAATAGCACCACTTGTATACACTGTACAGCAGCTATATAAGAAAGTGGAGCAATTAAAACAGCAAAGATAAGGAGCAAAAAATGTATAATGACACAAGTTAGGCACGTAAGTGTCTTTTTTTATAACCTAAAATTACAAAATAAGAAAGAAGGAAAAAATTGATGAAAGAAATGATATGTACGACAATAGGTGCAGTAGGCTCGATGGTAGCTGGATTATTTGGTGGTTGGGATACAGGATTAACCACCTTACTGCTATTTATGGCATTAGACTATGTAACAGGACTTATTGTGGCAGGTGTATTTAAGAACAGCCCGAAGACAACAACTGGAGCATTAGAAAGTAGCACAGGCTGGAAAGGCTTGTGCAGAAAAGGTGTAATGTTAGTATTTGTGCTTGTTGCCTATAGATTAGACTTAACAATAGGTACAAGCTACATAAGAGATTGCCTGATTATTGCGTTCATCGCTAACGAAACAATAAGCCTTGTAGAAAATGCAGGGCTTATGGGAGTGCCACTCCCAAAAGTTATAACAAAGGCAATAGATATATTGCAAAAGAAAACAGAAGATGTAGAAGAAATCAAAAAATAAAAAAGAAAAGAGGAAAATTAAAATGAGTAATAGTAGTTTAGTAGATGTTACAATTCTTAGTCCTAATTGTAATAGTCCAAGAAATAATGCAATTAAAAAGATAACAATACATCATATGGCTGGTTGTCTATCAGTAGAGCGTTGTGGTGAATTATTTGCAGACCCTAATAGACAAGGTTCTAGCAATTATGGTATTGACTCTAATGGTCGAGTTGGATTATATGTAGATGAAGCAGATAGAGCATGGACTTCATCAAGCCCTAGTAACGATAATCAAGCTATAACTATAGAAGTGGCTAATAGTCAATATGGTGGTGACTGGCCTGTATCAGACCTGGCATATTCAAAGTTGATTGATTTATGCGTAGATATATGCCAAAGAAATAGTATTGAACGACTTAATTTTACAGGTGATGCAACAGGCAATCTTACAATGCACAAATATTTTGCAGCCACTAATTGCCCTGGCCCATATTTAGAGGCAAGATTTGGTGATATAGCTAATAAAGTTAATGAAAGGCTTAATAATAAAAAAGATGAAAGAGAGAAAACAACAATGACAAAAGAACAAGCAGAACTTTATGTACAAACTTGTTTTACAGAATATTTAGGAAGACCAGCAGATAAGGAAGCATTAGAGGCATACTCTAACGCAATAATAAATCGAAGTGAGGACGATGATTTAACAGATATTGATAGAGCAATACAGGCTTCAGATGAATACAAGAGAAACTTTATAATAAAGGTGTATAACGTACATCTGGGACGTGACCCTGAGAACGAAGAAGTTATACAAGCGAGAATGGGCTACACACGTTTTAGAGATATCTTAGCAGATATATTTAGCTCAGAAGAATATCAAAATTTACAAAATAAATAATATAAAAAAGCTTAACTTTTTATATTTTTTCAGCCAGAAAACCCATGGTCTTTAGACCGTGGGATGAATGGCGTCACTTTCACATGCTGTATATTTTTTACTTAAAACATTGTGTGATTTGGTAAAAATTATAGTATAATAAATAGCAT